TTTGGAAGCGAAGTCCTTGGAATTGCCATAATTTATCTCCAAATGCCAGCGTAATTAACTTGGTAATACCCATTGTCATGCAGGATTACCCGCTCAGGGTGCGTTTTAAGAAGCTCTTGGGCTAACACCCCAACGCTAGAACCAAACTCACCAAGCTGATTGGCTTTGTTATTCCAATCCCACTTGTAGATATTAAAACCTTTGTGGTTTTTGCCAACAAACTCAACATTTTCTTTAAGCCTAACGTCAGAAGAAAAAATATTTGAAAGCATGTCAAATAACCCGTCGTCGTCACCTGATGCGCCAGCCGCTAATACCCCAGCGCCAACCTCACCAAGAAGATCACCTTGACCCAAAGCAGAAGCAAGCATGGATTCAATTCCTGTAACACTTGCCTCACCAAACATTCCTGCGCCAAACTGCTGGGCTTGCTGGGCCATTCCTCCGCTAGTAAGCCCTTGCTGAAGCACGTTAAGAGCCGCTGCTTGAGGAATAAACGCACCCTGGGTTGCAGCAAGCGCCCGCCTTAACTGGTCTGTATCAAGAGCCTGTTGGCCGCTAAGCATTCCCAAGCCAGACTGACCTAGTTGAAGGCTCCGAGCTTGTCGGCCTGTAAGCAAGTCTTGAGCCGATTGGCCCAAGCTAGCGCCAGTACTTGAAAGTTGAGTTCCTAAACGACCAGCCAGTTCTCTTTCGGATTGGGCTTGCTGCATTGCTTGGATCATGGCCATATTTCGTGACTCTGATTGAGCTTTTGCAAGAGCTAACTGCTCTGGTGTGCCGCCATAAAGATTGGTTGAAACCCCTAGCCTTCCTTGAGAAGCCAATCGTTCTTCCAGCTGAAGTGCTTGCCGTTGCTCGTCATCAAATTGACCCGCACGTATACGATCAAAAATAGCCTGCTCTCTTGCTGCAGGATCTAATTCAGCTTCTTGCAAAAAACCTCTAGCCGCAGTCAGGTTATCTCTAGCAACCTGATTAGTAATATTTAAAGTTGGAAGGTTTGATGCAAGTTGCGCACGAGAGTGACCAAGAAGCTCCTCACCGATAGAGGCTACTTGATCACCCCCTCTCGCCTGTCCAATATTAAATAAACCTTCCGACAAAAGCGCGCCTTCAATTGCTGCGGCCCTGCCTGTTGGTCGAACATCCAAAGATCCCCTATCACCAATATATGACCGTCCAGTGCCGCTTGAAACAGCAAACGGTTTAAATTCAGACTCGGTTAAAAGCCTGTTTGCAAGCAAATTGGCGCTTTGTTCTGTGCTTGCCCCAACATTTCCAAGCCGTTGGTATGCTGTATTAATTGCAGCTAGGCCAGCAATGTCACTAAAAATAGACATTAGTATGTTCCTCCATCAATAGTGACAGTATCCGCACTGCCAAGACTAGCAACTACATTTCCTGTAACTGTAATGTTTGGAACTGTTACTGTTCCCGTAAATGTAGGAGAAGCAAGATTAGACTTCGTGGCTGACGCAACAGCAATTGCATCAAACTCCGTATCAAACTCACTACCTCGAATAATTTTATTGCTGTCGCCAGAGGGCAGTGTATCCTTAGCGCCAAAATTTGTTGTTTTGCTGTAATTGCTCATATTGTTTTACCCACTAACGCTAAGACATTAATTTCCTGAATTGATACAACGGCACCATTAACGCTTGACTCAATGCCTATGGTTATAACGCCACCATTACCGCTTCCTTGGACAGAGGTTCTGGTTACTAACAACCCGCCAGTAAATGTTCCCACCCCATACTCACTAACGCCAAAAAATGCTGGATTCTGATCGCCAATATTTATTTGATAGTTTTTAAATGCTGTACTAAAGTCAAAGGCCCATCGAACAAGAACCACCCCATCATTAAGGCCAACCAATGTGGGTCGTATTTTCTTTAAAAGTTTTGTTTTGCTTGGACTTCCAAAGGTTAATCCTGGGCTTGTATACCTAAACTGATATGTTGCCGCATTATCGTTATAGCCATCGTATTTTCCAATTCCATCAGCTGACCCAATGTATAAAGTTCCATCTTTGTCTCTGCCAAATGATTTATGGCCTACGGATGTCCAGCGAGTAACCCGATAAGCATTATTCTCTAGTTTAATTTTAAGATCAAAACATAGAACAGTTTTTTGACTTGGAAAACAAAGTAAATAGAATGCGTTTTCAGGGCTGAATACAGATTGAATAGGATCTGTTTCGGCATTAACAAGCAAAATTAAATCAGTTTTTACATTTTTGCTTAAATCAGATAGTGGTAATGATTTTTCTTGTATTGTTCTGCCAAGGCTTCGTAAGCCAGAATCAGACAAAAACAACACATCTGTTCCTATAGACTGTATTGAGCCTCTGTCAATACCTCCAATGCCAGAAACAGTATCAGCTAAACTCATTACGGCGGGAGTATCAGCATTTTGATAAACCAAAAGACTATGCTCACCAAAAATAACAAGCAAGTTGTTGTGCGCAACCAACCCAACAACAACATCATGTCCATCAGGCCATGCTTTTGATACGTTAATAGACCCGCTTGAGCCGCCAGTAAAATCAACCCCATCTAAAAGATCAGACCAATACACTGTCTGAGCTTCAGATGCGTTATCAGCTATCCACAAACGCCCGAACGATGCTATAGCCTCATTACACTTAAGAGTAGCCGCTGTTGTTGTGCTAGTGACAGTGCCAAATGTTCGTAAGCCAGTTGCATTGTCATAAACAAGCGGCTCTAAACCTCTTTGGAAAAAATATGCCTTGTTGTTAAAGTTTACAATCTTCCAGTTATTAGCATTTATTGAGTATGAGCCTGGAGTAGCATCAACCAAGGTAGTTGTGCCGGTTATTATTTTATTATTACCAGTGCTAAAAATTACATCATTGCCAGAATCGTCATAAAACTGATGAATTTTATGGATATAATCAGAACCCAAAACAGTTTTGTTTGTTGTTAAAACATTGATTCCTTTGCGAGAAGCTATACGGCCACGCTTATCAATTACCGCATTATCCGCAACTTCTGCAAACGTAGGGTCTTGCGCTAAAGGCGAGTCTTCTGTGTTTAATCCTTTAAACCCAGGGGCAATTAAGTCAATGCTTTGTAATGGTAATGACATGACTGCTCCTACGGGGTATAAAAAATTGTTTCTTCAGGATGCTTTTGAGCATCAAGCGCAACTGCGTCAGAAAGATATTTATCAGCAATAGAAAAGTATTCAGCCGTTGATGTTCCTCCTGTTTCACCCCGTTCTCTAGCCAACAATGCAACCGCTAAATGAATAACAGGCTGACTAGGAACCGCAAGAGTGTCAGTGTCGCTGCTCAACGCCGTCTTGCGTATAACAATTCTAGATTTTAACGAATACACGCCATCTGGTTTAGGATAAACATCGATTTGCGTGTCACCGTTTGTATCAACCCCGTTGTATGTGTAGTACTCGGGCGCACCTGACGCTGGGGTTTGGACTAAAAATTTATCATCAAACCAATTCTGAGTTTGATATTCCATTCTCAAATTAGAAGTGTCGTTGATTATATTTAGCACCTTTCCTTTGTCACCGCTTCCTGTCAATGAGTAAGTAAAGTCGCCAGATGACGTTGTAATTGTTAACGGTGAGCCTGACGTAGTTCTTAGCGCAGACCAATCCCATGCTGACTCAACAATTTCTTTAGCGTCATTTACAAAATCACCAACCATCGTGCTGTAGGTATCATTTGCAACAGTCAAAACTGCATCTTCGCGCAACCGTCTTAATACATTATTAACTAAATTTAAATATGTCATACCAGCATTCCATTACGCCGAGTGTTGCGATTAAAAAAATCGTCCATCAATAGGCTCGAGTCGCTCTGACTAAAATCAGATATATAATCTCTATTTGCCCTGCTAATTCTATAAAGCTCTGGAACATTAAAAAACAAAGATGTTTGATATTTATCAACGTCAAGCTCGGGTGCTTTGGGGGTGCTTGGCGATCCACTTCCATCCCCATCACCATCACCATCACCATCACCGCCGCCATCTCCGCCACCGCTACCACCTCCGCTACCGCCACCGCCACCCCCGGGTGGTTGCGGCCCGCCAGTAGGCAAAGTGGTTGTTGTAGGCGTTACAGTTTGTGTTGTGGTTGGGGTTGTTGTTGTAGTAGGTGGCTGTGGCCCTCCTGTAGGAAGTGTGCCACCGTCATTGCCTTTGATGGTATTACCTTCACTGGCACCATCACCACCATTCCCGCTACCACCAGTGCCACCATCTCCGCCACCGCCAGTATTGTCATCTCCGCCACCGCCAACGGTTCCCTGCATTCCGGTCAAAATGTCGTCTATACCAAAATCAGGATCTGTTCCGTCAATAGTCCCCTGCATGTTGCCTAAAAGACTGCTTATAGTGCCAAATAAGTCATCGTCATCGTCATCGTCAGTTCCCAAAACGTCAGTGTCGTCAGGGGTAATTATTTCTTCGCCATGTTCGCCATACGATTTTCCAGGAAGAAACTCCTCCCACCACGCACCAGTTCCATCATTTATATTGCCAAGCTCTCTCCACTCACCCTGCCAAAATCCATCTTCATCCCACCCCGATGACTCATCGCCCTCGCGGGAAGGAACAAGAATAAATACATTCCCATCCTCATCAACTTCATAATATTGCTGGGATTTGTCATCTCCTGGCTGACCCGAGCCTCCAGGCGGGGTGCCTGTACCAGTTCCTGTGGAAGTTGTGTCTGTATCATCAGTATCATTAGGGTCGCTTCCGCCACCACTACCGCCGCCGCCACTACTGCCACCCCCACCCCCACCACCGCCATCATTAGGTAGCGGAAATGTAGGAATAGTTACACCTGGAACAATAGGGTTAAATATTAAATTGCCATTTTCATCTACAAGAAGATTTCCTTCATCGTCTGTTAATGGGCCTGTGCCTGCTCCGCCATCATCGCTTCCAGTGCCTGCGCCTCCAGGATCTCCATATTGAACATCAACAGTTCCATCCCAATCTTCAAACAAAACTGATACTGGATTGTCCATGCCCCCGCTATAAACAGTATGCGGATTTCCATCGGCATCTACAGCGTAAAGCTCGTTTGTCCCATCTCCGTTTAAATCGCCTGACGCATAATCAACAGCGCCTTCTGGAAGTGGGCCAAATACAGTTCGAAGGTAGGCTTTTAGTGTTTTAAATTCTTGGTTGGCTGTTCCAG